CCCGCATCAAAATATTTCTTGCACAAAAGAAAAGACCACGAAGATCATCAGCGGTCTCCTCGGTCTTTATGGATCTTCTCATGACAAGAACGGCAAAGGCTCATGAGGTTGCTCTCATCATTTGTCCCTCCCTCGGAGAGAGGAATGATGTGGTGGACTTCCTCGACTGGTTTGTAGCGACCTTGCTTTAAACACATCTCGCAGAGAGGATGCTTGTGAACGTAGCGGTCACGGATTCGTTTCCATGCTCTGCCGTACCTCTTGCCGGAGGAGTAACCGCGCGTGAACTTCTCATAGTGCTGCTGCATAACCTTGGCATGCTCTTCACAGTACAGACCATCGGTCAGCTTCGGGCAGCCGGGGTAGCGGCACGGCCTCTTTGGTTTCATAGGCATGGCTGCCTCCTTTCCGGACAAAAGAAAAGCCCTGCAGTGTTTCCTGCAAGGCTTAGGGCTGCGCGTGCAGCCGTTCTTTATTCTGTTTCGCTGATTATATACTATCATAATGGCGGGGTGGACATCTTTGGACAAAGCAGGACATTTCGGGCGCATTTCATATGATGATGGGATGCTCCGGCAGAGAGGCATGCTGCAGAGCCTTGCCATGCCAGCGACGGATCGTGCGGGCGTCGGCACAAAGCTCGATGCCGATCTGCTCCCAGGTAAGTCCATGAATGTAACGATACTTTAAAACCATGCGTTCATCTGTATCCGGCACAGCCTCGATGACCTCACGGATCTGTTTCTTTAGGTCGGAGAGAGTTTCAAGCTCTGCCGCGATCTTGTTTTCCAGATCCCACATCTTTTCCAGCGTCCGGATAAAGGGTGCGTCCGTAGATCGAGAGGTCTGTACACGATCCTTGTCATATTGGATTGCCGACACGCTGCCAGCCATCACCCGGAGGTTCTGTACTTCCATCGTGTCGGACTTGATCTTCTGGTCAAGGCGATAAGCCTGATGAAGATATTCTTTTACGGTCATTTTGACTTCGCCTCCTCTCGCAGCTTTTGTATCAGGTAGTCGCCATCTACACTGGTGATGGTCTGATACCAGGCAGAATGGAAAAATCGTTCTATTTCCATCGCAGTGGACATGGCGTCTGTATTCTGTGGTTTTTTCTTCAGGCGCTTTAAGGCATCCCGATAATCCTTCACTGCCTGCAGAATGATGGCATTGATAAGATTTTCATACGGTCTTGTCATCGTGGCACCTCCAGATCCACCTTGACGGCATCAATCAAAGCGGACTGGGTCAGCTCCTTTTTGGAGAGTGCCTTCAGGATGCGTTCATCAATGGTGCCCTTGGTAATGATGTGCTGGATGACTACGGTATGAGACTGCTGGCCTTGCCGCCAGAGCCTTGCATTTGTCTGCTGGTATAATTCCAACGACCATGTGAGCCCGAACCAGACGAGAGTGGAACCGCCTGCCTGCAGGTTTAGGCCGTGTCCGGCTGAGGCAGGATGGATGACTGCTACAGGAATCTTTCCCGCATTCCAGTCAGCAATGTCGCGGCTTGTCTTGATCTCCCGGACATTGAAGCGATTCTTGATCCGGGCCAGATCGTGTCTGAACCAGTAGGCCACCAGAAGCGGCTTTTCATTTGCGGCCTCGATAATATCCTCCAAAGCGTCCAGCTTCCGGTCATGGAACTCCATGATCTCGCCGGTATCGGAATAAATGGCACCGTTCGCAAGTTGGGAGAGCTTCCCTGTCAGCGCGGCAGCATTGGCGGCGGTTATTTCGCCATCCGGCAGCTGCAGGATTAACTCCTGCTTTAAATTCTCATATCGGTCACGCTCGGCATCCGAAAGCGCTACTTCATATTGCGTGGAAATGAGCTCCGGCATTTTCAGGTGGTCGGTGGACTTCATGGAAATCGTGATATCTGAAATCCTCCGGTAAATGGCATCTTCTGCATAGGGTAGCGGCTTATAGGAATATATGATTTCGCCATTTCGCTTGTCCGGAATGAAATAATTTATGCGGTACTGTGTGATAAAGCGACCGAGGCGCTGCCCCTTATCCAGCAGCTTGAATTCTGCCCAAAGATCCATCAGTCCGTTGGAAGAAGGCGTGCCGGTAAGGCCGATGATCCTGTGGATATAGGGCCGAACCTTCATCAGGGACTTGAAGCGTTTTGCCTTGTGGTTTTTGAAGGATGAGAGCTCATCTATGATCACCATGTCAAAATCAAATGGGAATCCGGAATCGTCAATCAGCCACTGCAGGTTTTCGCGGTTGATGATTGTAATGTCGGCGCTTTGCAGCATGGCCGCTTTCCGTTCCTTGACAGTCCCGACTGCAACCGCATAGGTCAGACCTGAAAGGTGCGACCATTTTTCTATTTCGGAAGGCCAGGTATCACGGGCAACGCGGAGAGGCGCTACCACAAGGACTCGATGAATTTCAAAGCTGTCAAAAAGAAGGTCAAAGATCGCCGTCAGGGAGATGATTGTTTTTCCAAGACCCATATCTAACAGGACAGCCGCGATGGGGTGGGTCTCAATATATTGGATGGCATAAGCCTGATAATCATGTGGTTCGAATTTCATTCAGCATTCCTCCAATCTGCTCCGGGTCGTCAATGACATAGACCTTAAAGCCAAGCCGCTGAAGCAGCCGGTGCCTTGAGAGCTGAAGCGGTCGCGGCAGTTTTCCCGGAGCCTTAAGCTCTGCAAAAGCGATATGGCCGTCAGGGAGTAAGATCAGACGGTCGGGCATTCCTGCAAATCCCGGAGACACGAACTTCGGTGCAATCCCACCGGCCTTTTTTACTGCCGCTGTTAATTTGTTCTCTACCTGTTTCTCATTCATTGATAACCTCCGTCAGGTGCTTAATTACTGGGATGTGCAAGGTGTATCAATGGTATTTACTGAACTTTTTCTTATAGCTTTTTTTATTGCCCTAAGAGAGTTTTTATATAAGACCTTGATACACCTTGTCATCCATGGCTATTACTGCAGAAAATCCTCCTCTGCACCGGTGTCCTCACGAATGCGCAGCCCTTTAAAAAAGCGCTTCCGATTGAGTGTCAGCCGTTCAAATCCGGCCTTCTCCAGCGCAAAATAGAAGTCCGCCGTACTGCGCACATATTCGTTGCAGTCCAGTGAGTAGTTGCGGTACGCCTGATACAGCGACGAGGAGCTTTCCTTAAAGGAGTCATCCACCTCGCACTTCTCATCCAGAAAATGTCCGAACCAGTCGTTCTGGCTGCGGTATTCCTCAATGGCCTTCGTCACGCAGTCCGGGATCGGGATCTGGTAGCCCAGCGCAATTACCTTCATGGCTCCTTCGATGACCCAAGCCAGAATGCTTTCTCCGGCATTTTCATACAGGTACTCGCCGTAATTCTTGATGTCGGTTTTGCCCTCGATCTTGGCACCGAAGGGAATCACGATGAGCCTGCGCCAGATGCCGTCATCAGATGCGGAAACACGCGGCAGATGGTTGGTGTATAAAACCAGCGTGTGGCAGGGCTTGAAGGAGAACGGGTCTTTGTATTTCTTTTCCGCGAACACTTCATCCGTGGAGCAGAGCTGCTTGACAGTAGAATCATTGAGCCTTGCGCCCTCCTGCATTTCGGCAGCAATCAGAAGGCGCTTGCCTTTGACCTCTGCCATTTCCGGTTTGATGTTTCTGCGGCAGCCGACAGTCAGGGTATCTGCAGAGATGTTGCCGCTGTAAAGGCCCAGCACGCGGGAGATGGCATTCCAGAAGGTTGACTTGCCGTTTCGCCCGTCGCCGTAGGCAATGATGAGAGCTTCCACATAAACCTTGCCAATGGCGGCAAGACCGCAGATCATCTGAACATAGTCAATCAGCTGCTGGTCTTTCTGGAAGATGAGGCTTAAGTTATCAAGCCAGAGCTGCTGGCCTTTGATGCCGGGTGAAACTGAGGTGATCTTTGTAATAAAGTCATTTGCGGAATGCTCCCGCGCACCGGCCATTCCTTTTCTGAGGTCATAGGTCGCCTCCGGAGTGCAGAGCAAAAAGCAGTCGGCATCCAGATCACGCGGCGAGATCTCCAGCATCGGATGGGATTCCTTCAGCGTGGATGTGATATTCTTTGAGTCCCGGCGATGGACAGCAAAGCTCTGATATGCCTTGGCGGAGAGAAATTCCTGATAGGCTTCCATCTGGTCTTTGTTCATGAGCTGTTCAGCCTTGGCCTTGGATGTATTGTCCAGAATGTCCTGCGCTCCGCAGTTCTTTAGCTTCTGGGCTGCATCAATCATTGCTTTTGCTGATTCGTTCATCTGCCTGCGGGTCAGCTCATGGGCGACAGCCTGTGCGCCGGGCTCTGTTTCCTGCCAATAGTGATCGCTGTAACGGATAAAGTGCGTGGCCGGAGAGTAGCGGAGTTCGCCGGAGAAGTATTTTGCCAGAACTTCGGCCTGACCGACATCGGAGAAATCCTCCGGCTTGTAGCTGTTTTCGTCGTTGTAGGCTTCGGGCGGGACATAGCCGTCCTCCTTGCTGATTTTTAAGTAAAAGCGCTGGGCACTGTGCCAGATGGTAGAAAGTTCATTGTTATCCAGCGGCGGGACGCAGGTCGCGGCTTTTTCCAGAAAACTCTGATAGGCTTTTTCAGAATCACCGTATTTCTTGATGACAATACCGGCAAAGCGGGACATAACAGCATTTCGACTGCCTTCCGGGATAACTGCGTCTTTTTTATGCCCACCGGGAAGGCCTGCATCGAACTCGTCGTCGTTTAAGAATTCCGTGAGATTCATGCGGCCAGGATAGAGCTCTACATTTGGCTCCTGTGTACCGAAAAAGAACCGAGCAGCATCCAGAGCCTTCGTATCAAAATACGGGAAGATGGAATTGACCAGCTTTTTCATGTCGCTGTAAAGGGTGGCGTCTGTCATCCGGTCGATGGGAAAGAGCACATGGAACTTCGGCCTTGCGGGCTTTCCGTTTTTCTCACGGTTATTGAAGCGGCTGTAGTGGATGGCAATACTCACGCCGGGAAATGCCTCCAGCACATCGGCAGGCGTGACCCAATCCTTCGGATCTTCCGAGTGATCGTTATCACAGTCAACGGGCAGGCAGTCGGCGGAGATGAAGTTTTCACCGTTGCGGTAGTGGTTCTTGTATTCGGCGCAAACATAGTCATGGCAGACAGCCTCTCTCAGGTTGTCCGTATTCATGACGACGGTCTTGTGCGGGTAGGAGCAGTTGCCGGGATTTCCGGTAAAATCAGCACTATAAAGTGTGAACATCAGTCATACACCTCCCCGGATTCGTCTTCGAGCACCTTTGTGATAAATTTCAGCGCCCGGATCATGGTTTCCAGCTCGCAGTCACCGCCGAGGGTGACTTCAAAACCATTACAGCCGTATTTGTCCATGAAAGGCGTGACATGAATATCTGTGCAGGCCTCATCGGAGATGCGGAAATAGGTGCGGCTGCCATGACCGGTATCGCCGCCCTGATAGCCGTTTGTCCCAGCTTCAACTTCGAGAATATTGGCGCTTACAACGTCACGGGTATAGGTCGTAATTTCTGTGCCGTCCTGCAGCTTTCTGCGATTTTCTTTAACTTCATACATAGCGTTAAACCTCCTGACATTCTTCTGTGAAATAGCGCAGGCAGTGGTTCTTCCACTTGGCGCGTTTGATTTCTGATTCCATTCCGGACGAGATGCGACTTCCGAATACCCAGACCTCCGAGCATTTGCTCATGAGGGCATTCCCAAAAAACAGTCCCAGTTCCCGTTCGTCCGAGCGGTTGTCATCCAGAAATTGCGGAAACAACAGATGTGGGGCGATGGGGATATATCCTTGCTCCACGGCAAAGCGGCAATAGCGTCTTGCGGCGGCTACATTTGCATCAATGTCACCTGAATATGGTGAGCAGATATAGACGATAGGCCGGAATGCACGCAGGGACTGCTTCTCATTTGCTGTTATTCTTGAGAGCGCCTCACCGGCAGTCGGGTCAGGATAGCCTTCGCTGTTGCGATAATTGTTACTCAAACGAGAATTCTCCTTTCCGGGCAGACTTAAGGCGTCCACCTCTAATTTCCACTGGAGATGAACGCCTGATTTGAGCGGATGATTTTTAATTTCCTTGTTCGATGAGTGGAAGATTCCCGTCAGCTTTCATAAGGTCGTAAATAAAGAGACGCCCTGACTGGGTCCAATAAGTATGAACGGCAGTATGCACTTCTCCATCCGAACCGGAATAGGTAGTGGTTTTGGTAGACGTGTATCCTCTGTCGGCATATTTCTGATAAAGGAGCCAGATTCCACTTGGCTGTTTGAATTGAATTTTCTTGTCGTGCAGCCACTTGTTCATATGCTTGGCGCTCCAACCATAGTCTTTGGCGATAATCGAAACGGCCACGAGATCCTTGCAATTCAAAACGACATCGTAATAGCTGACTTTTGGTTTCATTTCGGCAATCTGCTGTGTCTGTACGGCAACCGTGTTTTCAAGAAACTTACGTTTTTCACGTTCAGCTTTGAGTTCCTGCAGCGCAGCAATGGCAAGATCAGGATCAGCCAGAATGTCATCAATCGCATAGAGACCATGTTTGCGGATTGAAGGCAATACTTCAGATGTTACCCACTTTTTGAAGTGCTTTGCTACGGGAAGTTTGCTGCCGAGGATAAGCGAATACAGACCGGACTCGTTGATGACCGTCATGTCCTGCACTCCGCCAAGGGTGTCACATTTCGTTACTCCCTTGTCCTCGTCATCCACATGGTCAATCAGTGCTTTACGAGTATTGCTGTAGCCGAGAATATCGGCAGCATCCTTCCCAACAAACCATGGTTCGTTGGCAATCGTGATTGTCCGGATAGATCCGAACTCCGCGTTTGTAAATGTTGTTATTTCGTTTGACATAAAATTTTCATCCCTTCTGCGGGTGTACTTAAGGCGTCCACCTCTAATTTCCCACTGGAGATGAACGCCTGATTTGAGCGGATGATTTTTAATCTTTTTTATAAAAGTCTGTAACGTAGCCATCAGCACGGAGCTTGAGACCGGGAGTCCACGGCGGTGTTCTGCCCATTTGTTCACACAGGACGTCAAGCGACATACGCGGGTCGGCTTCGATGACCAGCTCATCATGGATGTGCATGACAATGGAGCAGCAGCGCAGCGTCTTCATGGCGTAACAGAGGATGTCGCGGGAGGTTGCCTGCACGATGTTTTCCACAAATTTCGGGCCGTAGGAATCGAGTCGTTCCCATTTCTTTGTGGAGCCAATGCCTTCATAGGTGATGCATTCGCCGCCGAACTTGTTCGTCCCGACCTTCGGCTTCACATAGGCAAGGTTCCTGCCAGAAGGAAGCGTGATAAAGAGCATCCCGGAGCGGCAGGAGAAGGTCAGACCGTGGCTGCTGGTTGTGTGCTTATACTTGACCGCTTCCATGACTGCACGGTCGACATCCCACCAGAACTGGACGATGCGAGGATTTGTCTGCCGCCAAGCGTCTACCAGCGGAGGAAGCTCGTCCTCTGAAAGCCCCATCTCGATGGCACCCATTGCTTTGAGTGCGCCGACCGAGCCGCCATAGCCGAGCGCCAATTCTGCAATTTTGCCTTTTTGACGAAGGTGGCCGTTGATGCCGTGCTTCACGACAGGAACACGGAACATCTGACTGGCACTGGCGCAGTAAATGTCGCCGCCATCTTCAAAGACCTTCTGCCGCCAGGTCTCACCCGCATACCAGGCGATGACTCTTGCCTCGATGGCACTGAAGTCGGAAACATAAAACTGACAGCCATCCTTCGGAATAAAAGCAGTGCGGATCAGTTGCGAGAGCGTATCCGGCACATCCTCATAGAGCATTTTCACAGCATCAAAGTCACCGGATTTAACAAGTGCGCGGGCATCTGCGAGATCCTCCAGATGATTCTGCGGTAGGTTTTGTAATTGAATCAGTCTGCCTGCCCAGCGGCCTGTGCGGTTGGCTCCGTAAAAAGCAAAGCAGCCGTGCGCTCTGCCGTCATCGCATGCGGCGCGTTCCATCGTCTGGTATTTCCGAACAGAGGATTTGGCAAGCTGCTGGCGAAGTGTGAGAACGGTCTGCAGCTCTGGCGAGGCAGTTTTTAAGAGCTCTGCCACGGCCTTTTTGCCAAGTGTGTCGGTTTCGAGCCCGTTTTCGGAGAGCCATTGCTTCATCTGCTGGACGCTGTTGGGATTATCAAGGGCAGTGAGCTTTTTCATTGCTGCGGTTAGCTCCGTCCGGGAGCGGGTATCCATTTCGATGGCCTTCTGCACCAGATCCATGTCGAGGCGTACACCGCGATCATTGATTTCTTGGTCGATATGATATTCATCCCAGACCGAGTCTGGCACAGGGAATTTTGCAAGCCTATTCTTGATACCCATTTCGACTTCTACGTCTCTTTTGTTATATGTTTTAAACACTGACCATTTATCAAGAGCATCTTCAGGAAGATTTCTGCTGCGACCACCGTTTATTTTGGTAGGGGCACATGGTACAGAAAAATATTTGATGAGAGCTTTACCTTCATCCATCTTCTGATCTTCAAGCTTCAGTACAGCGCCGACACCTTTTAAGGAAAGCGGCAATCCCATTGTGGCTGCCCAGACCATAGAACATTTCCAACCTTTCGGGTTCAGAAACCTGGCACACCCTGTGCTAAGCGGATGATTATCATGGAAGGGATTAAGACTTATACCTAAATCACGTAGGTACCTCGATAGACATACACGTTCAAAATTTGCATTGAAAGCCCATTTGATGACTTCGTCACTGACAAGCGCGTCGATGATCTCCTGTGGAATTTTTTCTCCTTGAGCTAGATCGATTGTCCTGACCTCGCCGTTGTCAACGGAATATCCGAATAACAGAATTTCGAAGTCTGGAGATTCTGCGTATTTGTATACACCGCACTTGGACAGATCCACGCTGGAAAATGTCTCCAGATCCAATGACAAACTGTTCACTTTAGCCATGCAAAATTCCTCCCCGTTTTTATTGCACTGATGATTGTTGGCGTTACGTCATACATTGCTGCAAGCTCAACTCCTTTAATTCCGCAGCAGAATCCGAATCGAATTGCTTGAACGTCATCGACCGACAGTTTTTTCCATTTGCCTCCTTGCCGGTACACATCAAGAATGTTTTCCAAACGGGTTCCGTAGTGTAAATTTTCAAGCCTGTTATCTGTTGGATCCCCGTTTCTATGCAGCACTTCCATGCCTTCTTCCGGAGGCCCGACAAATGAAAGCATGACAAGCTGATGAACAGGTCTTCCCGCAGTCCCATGACCGAGAACAACGGATAGATGTCCTGCCTTGCAGTACCTACCCGGGCTGAGAATTTTTCCTTTCACAGTTCGGTAGAATAATTTGCCTGCGTAATGACATTTGCAGGGAACTCGTCTGTCGAGACTGCGGATTCTGCCTTCTGTACTGACCTGATATCGACCTTCATATCCAGGTATGTCTTTCCATATTTCTATTTTCAAATACTCGCCTCCAATCAAACAGGCGACAGAGATCGTTCCCTGCCGCCTGCCGTAAATTATTTATCTAAGGATTTCATGCGTTTTTCGTGATATTCGAGATCACGAGCTGCCTGATCCTTTTCGCGCTGTTCATGTTCCATACGGCGCTTTTCCTCTTTGCGGTCATTGAAAATTGTCTCTACGGCTACAGCTATCCATGTGAGGACAAGCACGCAGAAGCAACCGACGAGAATGTTACAGAGAATTGTAGAGATCATTACTTCGTTCATTATTTCACCTCCCTTAATTCAGAAAGTCTTCATCGTCATCAGTGACGAAGTCAGACTCAGCACTTGCCTTGCCGCCAAGAGGCTCGCCGTCACGGATCTTCTGCAGGTTATTGAGGCCGCAGGCGATTCCCTTGTTGCCGGAAGAGTTGAAAGCATAAAATGTGATGCTGGCTCTGCCATAGACGCCGGAGTACACTTCGGAACGGGTCAGGATGGGATTCAGGTCTGCATCCACAATACCGGGAGCAGAGGTGGCATTGGCGTTTACAAAGTAGGCGTTCTTATAGGCCTCATCGTCCGGGCGCTCCGCATCGCCGTCACGCAGCGGGGTTTTCAGGACAGAGAGCGCAGGGACGGTCTTGCCGTTGCCCTTGAGCTTTGCTTCGCCTTCCTTATAAGCGGCTTCAATGGCAGCCTGAATCTTGGCGATGGTCTTGGTATCAGACTTTGGGATAATGAGGCTCACGCTGTACTTCGGTGTGCCGCCGTTGATGGACTTCGGTTCCCAGACGTTTGCGTAGCTCCAACGGGTGTCGGTACCTGTGATAACCTTCATGGGATTGCTGATTTTCATATTCTTACTCATAATGTTTTTCCTCCATAAAATCATTTTTTGCTGTGTTCATGGCCGGGCGTTTATCGCTTTCCGGCGCAAGAGTGGGTTTTCCCTGCGGCTTTTCGATGTAAGCCGTCAGGAGTTCATCGAAGCGGGACTTTCCGAGGAGCTTCTGCATGGCAGTGACGCCGAGCAGCTTCTTTTCATACGGATCAAATCCTGCTTCCTCGACCGTCTGGATAACAGCGGCCTCGTTACTGTATTTACGGTTGGAGCGGCCTTCGACCAGCTTCCAGCCGTTCCATTCCTTCCCGGAGAGCGCCTGCTGCAGGGCATATTCCTTGATGTCAGATGCCCAGCTGATCAGCTCGTCCACCTTGTAAAGAATGACTTCGATTTCGGTGTCCGTCAGGAGCGGCGGGAGTTTGAAATCGTACTGTGCCAGCTGCAGATTGGCTTCGGCTCTGGCGCGGCACTCGTTTCTTGCCTTACAAAAGCCGCACCATTCTCCGCAGAGAAAGTTACCGTCCCCGGCAAATGCAAGCTCTGCTGTGGGTTTCAGGACTTCGTCTGCCCAGCGGTACAGATTGTCCTTACTGATATCGAAGGTGCTGACATTTTGCCGTCTTGGCTGGTAGATGGTCATGCTGACCTGATCGATGTCGTAGATGTCATCAAAGAGTTCAAGAGCACCGAGGGCGTAGCACTTCATTTGCGGATTCTCTTCAGCGGAAACAAGAACGCCGAGGCCGTATTTGAAATCAATAACCCGGAGCGTGCCATCTGCGATGACGACGCAGTCGGCGGTACCGAAGCCCTGTTCTACCCAGCGGGAGAAGTCAACTCGCTGCTCAATCAGGACAACCGGATCAGCGCAGGTCTTCTTTGCGGCCTCGACCTGCTCCAGCACGAATTCGGCATAGCCGCTGGTGCAGTCGTCCATCTCTTCGGAATACCAGGAAAGTCCATCTGTCGGATCGTCTGCCGGGAGCCCCAGCACTTTCTTAAGCTTGAACTCCGCGAGTGCATGAGCATCAGTGCCTTCCGCTGCGTAGTCGCTTCCTTTATCCTCGTAGGTTTCGCAGAGCCGTGCCGATGGCGGACAGTGAATCCATCTGTCAGCGCCGGATGCGGAAAGGATCGCGTGCTGCTTACTTGCCATTTCCGATTGCCTCCGCGTCCTTCATAAGGGCTTCATAGTTTGCCGGGTCGATAGCGGAGAGCTTTGTCGCTCCGTATTTCTGGAGCAGGTCACGCACCTCAGCAGTGTGTCCGGCGCGGGATTTCCCGGCGAGAACGGATCTTACGTCCTCCAGCTTTAATTCCGGCTTGGGTTCTTCTTTTGTAGCAGCAGATTTAGAAGTTTGCTGCTTATCAGAATTGTCTGTACTGGAGAACTGCTGGTAAAGCCAGTCGGCTGCGTCGTTAATAGCGGCAGCAGTACTGCGGAGCTCTTCGATTGTCTGTTTCATGTCTGCTATTTTGCTCATAGGTTCTTTCTCCTTTCTCGGATTGTCTTTGCTCGGCAAGAATTGAAAGATTTCTTGCCAGTCGGGCGGATACGCGGCTGATGGAGTTCAGAAGCTGAATATCCTCGCGGACGTTCCCGCCAGTGTCTGTGTAACTTGTTTGCATCGTGTTTACCTCACTTTCTGAAGGTCTTTTCTCTGTCCTTCAAGTTCCACTGGAGATGAGCAGGCAATTTGAGCGGAGAAAAAATAAAAAAAATTCCGACCACCATCCTGATGAGGAATAGTGGCCGGAATTGCTGCGGTTTGGATTATTTGCCGTCTCTGATTTTTCTTAAATCAGTACGGTACTTCTTCATTTGATCCGCGAAGGTTTTCTGCGGGCGACCGAGTTCCCTTGCAATAGCACGGTCAGAGATACCTTCCGGATGATCCATCCAGAGTTGAATAATGGTATCCGCTTCCGGATCAAGTTCGCGCAGGCGTGCAAAAAGCTGCTCCAATAATATGCGGTCAGAAATGAGTTCCTCGATTGGAGTGTTGTTGTTCGGCAGATAGTCGTACATATTGCCATTTCCATCTGGGTTCGGAACGTCCAGTGAGAGGGTGTCGCCTGCCGCATGGTATTCGCAACCGATACAGTCACCGTCGCACTTCCAGATGAAGCGGTACGGACACATGCATCTGTGGTGGTTTTGTTCCTTGTTGCGGATGCGGGATGCCTCTCTATAGAAGCAATCGTGCTGTTCTTTAGTGACCGGAACCTTCTCGCCGGTGCTACGGATGTAGATAAAATAAGTCTTCTGATTGTCTTTGTTTTGCATATAAAACCTCCGATTTCCGAGTGGTTCCCGAATCGGAGGCTTCATAAAAAAAGCGTGGAAGGCCGACCGAAACGGGAAAATGATTCGTTTCAGTTGCCAACCACGCTCGTAGGTTGGGTGTATTAACTTGTGACCGCTATGAGCGTTCGAGCCACTCTGCATGCCGGGTGAACGTCTATAGCAGTGAGCCTTTTTACGCCTTGCTCAGGGCATAGACCTTTATCTGAGATCCGCTTCGATGGCGTATAATTCGCTGAATACGTCCGGCAGATCACATGGACTCAGGTCTTCGACGCAATGAGCGCCGTAACGCTGAAATACGGAATCGACAACCTCCGTCCAGATTTCTGAGCAGATGATGGAAGCTGATTCTTTGATGCTTGTGACATAGCTATCTTTTTCGCTGGTTGTCATCTTTTACCTCCTTCCTCGCAGCGCCCTTTCCAGTAGGTGCTAGCAGTTGGGGTTAGGTTGTTTAGGATTCACTGGAAGATCTGATAGTCACAAACCTTTGAGCCAGCTTTTTTCGTTGCCATCCTCGTCGGTGACAGTGTAATCAAGGGAAAGCTCATCGCCGCCCTTGTGAAAACGGCAGGTGCAGCAGTCCATATCGCAGAGATAGCGCTTACTGGCCGGGCAAACACAGCGGCCGTGCTCCTGTTGGCGGCGACGGTAGGCGTTGACGTCACGGTAATAGTTGTCGAAATCGGTCTTGCTGACCGGCACCCACTGGTGCAGGTCCTTGAGGTAGATACGGTATTCCTTGGATTGGCTCTGGTTGTCGTTGTTTTGCATTAGATTTCCTCCTGTGATTTGAATTGCGTGAGCAATCGCAGGGAGGAAATTTGTTGTCGGATGTAAAATTTACCATCACATTATTGAATTTTGAGTTAATGTGTGATAAACTGAATTAGTGTGATTTGATATGAATTATTCGAAAATCAATTTCATCAAAACACGCCGTTCTGAAGGCAATAAAAAACGCTCCTGCGATTTCTCACAGGAGCTATCCAAATGTTGATATGATTAATGTCCATTAATGATAAGGTTAATAGCGTTAATAAGGTTAAAAGTTATCTACGGAGGCAAAAACGTGAACAATACTGCATATCCGGTCCTTTGCGGCGGCACCCTCCTCATTCAGATATTAGAGTCAAAGAAATCTACCGCTACACGTCGCCAACGTACCCAAAGCGCGTCGGACGCTTTTCATGAACAGGACGTATTGCTGGGGCTTGTTCAGATAGTACAGCCAGACTATCTGAAGCCAGCAGGCGAAACATTTAAAACTTATACCACTTATTTCAAACGGTGCGCGGAGAACACGCCTTTGGATTTGCAGTTTGCAGACGAGGCTGTGGTTTCGGCGTTCTTGTCACGTTTAGAATCGGATTATGCCGGGGTGCTGAACGACATGACGAGATTCGTGAATAACTATATTGAGGTCGGGACAACAAGGCAAAAGGACATAAAACTTGCGAGACGGCTGATAGAAATGATAATGAATGACGCGGGCGATCCCACGATTCCTGACAACTATCAGTTTATAGTGAGCAAAGACGGTGCCTCGGTTAAGAAGAGTGAACTTTCGACGGTATCGTCTGTTTATCTTCCTGCACTTCTTTTGAGCGTATGGAAGTTCATTGTGACGGAGCGAAAAAATAACAGCGTAGGCGCGGCAACAGTAGCCGCTTGGTCAACTCCAAATGTTCAGGGACGTTATAGTGTCCCTGAGAGTTCGCCTGCGCCCGAAGGCTTCATAG